TCTCCTGGAGTTGGGTTATTGATAGTAAATGCATAGCGCTTACGAGGCACCGGACCCGCTGTCTTCTTGTCCATCGCCGCTCCAGAGCACGCTGAGCTCTTCTAGCAATACGCGCAGCTCTTCGGTTGTAGGCACTAATCCCGATACGGGCACTTGTGCTGCAAGGATAGCCTTGCGGTGAGCTGCCTGGGCTTTGTGGGCCTGGACCATCCAGCTGTGGCACCCCTTCGGCACGATCTGGAGACCCTTGTGGGTAGGGATCGGGAACGGAGGAGGTGGTGCACCCACAGGGCCAGCTGTCACACGATCCGTCGTATGACACAGTGTTAGGCGGCGTACTGGGCCATCCCGCCTGGTCCTGCTCCTCTTGTGGGGCATTACTCATACTGATACTGTAGCCGATGTTGTAGCCGAGGTGTAGGGTAATACTTAAGCTACACCTCGTTAATGTTTTACAGATGCGGAGGCGGATCATCAGAAGGAGGAGACCTGTCAGGCGAGCCCGCCGACCAATTAGACGGAGGAGAACTAGGGGGAGGCGAAGGCCACGTAGAGCTATCGTGCAACATTTTAGGTTTATTCACCCTGACCATATCAAGATCACCAAGGCCACCTCCGCGGGCCTCGCGTTCAAGTTCATGCTGTCCCAGTTCGTGAAGACCTGTGCCTGGGATTACTATAGGTTAAACGCTGTGGTTGTGAAATGCGTGCCCCAGTCAACAGCAGCCTTCCCGGGGGTAGCTGGGGACAACACCCGTATTTGGACCGTGATCGATTACGATGACGATGCCAAGCCAACAAACAGGTTGGCCTTCCAGAATGAACAAGGGGTCAGGGTGCACCGTGGTGACCGTGGGTTCACACGCAAGCTGAGGCCTAAGCCAATCATTCTAACCCAGTCCAACACTAAGGGGCAGGTGGGCTCCCAGTTCCAGATGGGCAAGAGGCGGGGTCTGTGGCTTAACACAGCCGACATGAATATAGCCCATTACGGGCTTAAGGTCTGGTTCGAGGGCCCGACCAACATGGAGGTCCAGTACAACCTGATCATTAAGGCCTACTTCTCATTCATGAAACCCATCGTGCCCCCTCCCACTAACCCTAACAACTCAGGGTGCATGCAGATGATGTCCATGGGCTCATACAGTCAGCAGGCCAGCCAGGAGTTATCGCGCACCCTGGTGTCCACAGCTACAACTAATTGTAATGACCCTTTTCATATGCATAAACAAGAGCAACAACAATAAAGGGTTTAAAAGTTTATTGGGTGTGGTGTATTTGTTCTTTCCACAAATTCATTGTTCACATACACAAGGTACACATTGATCCTTCTAAACAGGGCAGGACATTCAAACTTATACCATTCCTCAACATCTTTATTGGAGGTGATATAAATCTCCTTGCTAACAAAGGGCTTAAAGCCCCCCTTAATAGGCACTCTGTGTGGGTATCTGTCACACACTCTCAGCAGCTCATCACATTTTATCCAACCATAAAAATCATCTAATATAACTTGTCCTTGACCGTTGTACCCATCCCACCATTCCCCATTGGGCTTATAGTATGGGTTGGTGCATCTCTCTGCTGCGTAGCGGGATTTGCCGCACCCTGGTGGACCCACGAGGACGGTCACTTTGGTCTTCCATTCTCTTTTGGCGCCCAGGTTCATGATGTCACAGAAAGCAGCCAATCCCCGGTGGTATCTGATGAACTGGGCGGGGCTACTTTCGGCTACCGCCTGCAGGTCGCCTTGGTTCTCTTTTAAGCTGGTTGCAATCTCGGAGAGGTCAGTCCGCTGTCCCTGCTGCATGGGTTGTCCATACTCAGTGAAGCGTCCTTCTTTGGTGCAGTACTCTCGGTTTTGGAGGTCAGTTCCCCGTGCTATTTCAATGTGTGCTCTTGGTGATATTAGCTTCTTCACTTTATTGAATCTATGTTTCTTCTTGAAATTAACAAAACCCTGTATATGCTTGGTGCCCGAGGCCCCTTTCTCTATGCCGAATACTATATATCCCACCATTCCGCTAGTGCCAAGATTATGACACTGGTCCAGCTCTCCTGGAGTTGGGTTATTGATAGTAAATGCATAGCGCTTACGAGGCACCGGACCCGCTGTCTTCTTGTCCATCGCCGCTCCAGAGCACG